TATTCGTTTGTTAAGTTAATGTTTAATACAGTGAAGAAGGCTGCGTTAGACAAAGAGAATCGTTATGCTCTTGACATCTTCCCTAATGGTGTGGTATCATGGAGTTATGTTGATAGTGATACTTACATGACAATGAGTCGTGCATACCCAGAGATGGAAGACTTTGATAAGGTTTACTACAGTCTATTCGATAATGTATGTGACCGAATAGAAAAAAGACTTGACACTGAGGAGACACTGTGTTAATATAGAATAATGGGAAGAGTCAAAACATATCATTCTCCATGATAGATTGACATTAAATATTTCGTGCAACTTGACTCTTCCCACCCTTTATGGTATACTGAGAGAATAACTCTGAAAGAAAGGTGTTGACTCTGAGGTTACTCTGTGTTATACTGAAGGGATAGCCATGGGGGCAAAGCTGAGAAGGCCTATATAATCTATAAATGCAATAAAGATACAGAAAACTATTTCATCTCTATTTTTTTATTTGCTATCTTTTCATCTCTATTTTTTTATTTTCTATCTTTACAGGAATACACACATGGCACTAATTGCATACCCTACAAAGTTTGAAGTCTATGATGACGCAGAGAATTTGATGGCCACCTTTAATGCTTTCGATGATGCGTCTTTCAGACTAACAATGGATACGATTGTAGATTCCGATGATTTGATTGCATTGTCTTCTATACTGAAACAAATAGAGACAGGTTATAAGGAAGGAATTACACCCCCCCTTAAAACTGAGCGGTAAGTTCGCTCTTAACTGGAGAAATTAAAATGGACACTACTGAATTCCTTTCCCTACTACAGTCTCATGATTGGTATTACAGTTACTCTGATGACCATCGTGTATGGACTAAGGGAACAAAAGAGTGGGAGACTATCCAAGAAGCGATGAAGGACAACCCTACACTAACTCAAGTATATCAATCTTACATTCAAGAGAAGGGATATACTATATAATACCACACTTGGTAGTGGGATTTGGTGTTTTAATGACAAGAAAAGAAGAACTAAAAGATAAGTTGGAACGACAGTTGAGAGACTTGGAAGAGTTGGAGACTATCGCACGAAAGACGACTCCCTTTGAGGATTGGTTGTTTGAGGAAGTGAATATCAGACGGTTTCAATTGAAAGCGCATCTGAATCGGTTGAAGAGTGACACCGCATTATGACTAAGGTTCCTATGGGTTTGATGATGGTTGATGAATTGATTAGAGATTTGGTTCGGTGTAAGTGTTCCTATATGCAGATAGTGGAAGCGATTCGTGTTCGGAAACCACTCGGAGAAGATATAACGGAAAGGGAACGAGAGATGGTGTTTGAGGAACTGGAGCAAGCCCGTTTAAGCTCGGAATTACTCGGTGAGAAATAAAGTATGTGGGTGTTAGTCTTTATTGATATTGTTATCGGAACAACTCGGTTTGATGTAGAGACTGAGAGTTTGGGAGTGTATCAAACGATATCTCAGTGTTTTCATACCAGAGATGCATTCATTCTACAACAGGGAAGAGTGAATGGATTTCCTAAGCCCAACACACAGTTTGTTTGTGTTCGATTAGATTCAGAATAATCCTCATACACTCGTTATAAAGAATCCCCTTTGTGTCATATAAATAGATGCAAAGGGGATTTTTGTTAATGGCAGAAGTATATAAACATTATCTAGGACAAGACGGATTCAAGTGGTGGATTGGTGTGGTGGAAGACCGCAATGACCCAAGAGCACTTGGTCGTGTGCGTGTTCGTGTGTTCGGACACCATACTCCAGATAAAGATAAGATTCCTACTGATGCACTTCCTTGGTCTTGGTGTATGCAACCAACAACCTCTGCGTCTGTTGGTGGTATCGGTCAATCACCTATAGGCCCTGTTGAGGGAACTTGGGTTCTTGGATTCTGGAGAGACCCAGACTTCATGCAAGAACCGATGGTGATGGGAACACTGCCAGGCAATCAACCAGCGAACAATGCACCACAAGGACAACCGCCTTACGACTATTCCCTAGAACAAGCAACTCCCCCACCAGAGATATCGGAAACGATGTATGTTGGTGATGGGACGACAACAGATTTCACAACCCCTATTGATACAACAGATGCAACGGTCACCGTTCTTGTTGACGGTGTGGTTCAGTCTGCGTCCAACACTCCCCCATCATCCTTTACCAATGTTGAAGTGGATACAGGTGGTGGAACTCAATACTCTGCACAAGACTTTGCACCGTCTCGTTATGCAACGAACATCGCAAACAAGATTAATCAATTGTCTCCACAAGTTCGTGACAAGTTTGCATCGGGTATTAAGAAGTTTCTTTCAGACTATCACGGAGATGGATATGATTGTTCCATCTCTTACTCGTATCGTTCTTTGACAGAACAAGCATCTCTCTATCGTAGGTATCAGGCCGGTGGGCCTCGTGCTGCATCGCCGGGTTCTTCATGGCACAACTATGCATGTGCGATTGACTTAACCATCTATAAGGATGGTGTCTATGATACTGGTAGTAGAGGAACACAGAACTATACAGAGAAGGCAAGAAGTTCTTTCTCTTCATACGGTTTGATTAACGACATCAACAATGACAGTGGACACTTCTATCCTTCGGTATTCGGTAAGTCTCCCCCTACAGAGGTAAGGAATGGAACTAAGACAATCGGTGACTACGCAAGTGAAAAAGGATTTGCATAATGGGATATAGAATTGAATCGGGTAAGGTAGTCTTTGATACTCCACCAAGAGAAGGTGCAGAGGTTGAGATTCGTGTTTCTACGCAACAGTCTACAGAAGGTTTCAGAGACCCTAACTCTTTTTATCCTCGTAGGGTAAATGAAGTTGATACCAATAGACTTTCGGTTAATGAACTGTCTAATCAACACCCTGTTGTTCGTATTAAAAGAGAAGGAGTGGATGACCTTACTGGTGAACCGCAAACTTCCTTTGGTGCTCAGTATCCTTTTAACCATGTAAGAGAAACTGAGTCTGGACACATCCAAGAGTTTGATGACACACCAGGCCATGAACGCATTCATGAATATCATCGGAGTGGAACCTTTTATGAGATTCACCCAGATGGAACTAAGGTTACTAAGATTGTCGGTAATGGATATGAGATTATTCACGGCAACAAACAAGTTCGTGTTCGTGGTGATGTCAATGTCTTTGTTGACGGTAACGCAAACCTTTATGTAAGAGGTGACATGGATGCACAGGTTGATGAGAACCTAAAGTTCAATGTCGGTAAGAACATTGACTTCCATGCTGGACAGAACATTCGTATGTTCGCAAACCAATCTATTGAACAGACAGCGCAAACAACATTCTCTTCTACCTCAGTCGGAAAGATGCATCTACAGACTTCTTCTGATATGTTGTTGAATGTTGGTGGAGATTATTCTTCTAACATCAAAGGTAATGTATCTTTGGTCGCAGATGGAACTGGTTCACATACTTACACTGGAACTTATACTTTAGGTTCTACTGCTGCGATGATAATTGATACTAACGCAACACTGAACATTAGTTCTGGTAGTGCAATGAACATTGACGGTTCTACTGTTGACTTGAATACGAATGGTAGAAGTGCGGTAACGATTGAACCAGCGACTGACTTGGTATTCCTTGACACTGGAACATTAGATTCTGGTATCAAGGCGTGGTCTATTGATGACCAAGAATATGATACTGATGGATTTGCTCCGACAACAGATGCACCGAAACAAGCAGAAGTTCTATCTGCAAAACCATTTGTTCCATTGAAGGATGAAGACACTTTCCACAGTAATGATGATGAAGAACTATCGGAAGATGATATTCGTGCGGCAATTACTAGAGGGGAGATTCGTCCAACCTCTATGGCGGACTACTCGTTCAATGCATTGGATGGAACCTTTAATGTGAATGGTGCTGCGAGAAGAATTCTATCTAAACCTAGAATCCCAACTGAGTCTGGAGAACACATGGATGTTGATGAGAGTCGTTATACCGCAGAACCAGAAGCTTCTGGTAATACTCCAACTCCAGTTGAAGTTACTGATTCATTGTTTGATGCAGATGAGAAATACATTGGTGGTATCAACTACCGTCTACCTCTATCTGCAAACTACAAGTTGCGTGATGTATCAAGTCATGCGGTAGTGACTAAGAATCGTATCGTTCATAACCAACATGGTGTCACAGAGAAACAAGCAATCCTTAACTTGAAGAATATTGCAGAGAATGTTCTTGAACCAATCAAGACGCAATACCCAAGTATGATTGTGACTTCTGCATACCGACAAGGTAGTGGAAGTTCTCAACACGAAAGAGGACAAGCAGTTGATATGCAATTCCCAGGCACCGCAAAGTCTGGTTACTTTGAGATTGCGAAATGGATTAGAGAGAATGTTCCTCATGACCAACTACTATTAGAATATAAGAATACTGGTTCGGGTCTTCCTTGGATTCATGTATCGTTGAAAGACTCTGGTAACAGAGAACAGATTATGACATTCTTCAACCACAGTAGATACGGAGACATTGGTAAGTTCTACCAATTAGCATAAGATGCCAGCAGTCAGTAGAGTGGGAGATAGTTTATCAACTGGACATGGTTGCACTGGTTCAACAACCATTGCAAGTTCTAACACAGACGGAACTGTTTCTGCAAATGGAATTCATATAATCGTGGTGGGAGCCCCAACTGTATCCCACCCCTTTCCACCAGCGCCACCTTGCGCTCCGCATGTTGCAAATCTAAATGCTGGTTCTTCAACAGTATCCATTAATGGAATTGCAGTGGGAAGAATCGGTGATAGTGCAGATGCCGGTGCAATGACAGGTGGTAGTGGGAATGTTTTCGTTGGTGGATAACAGGTGACGGTATAAATAGACTTAGGAGATTATAAATGGCAGTCAACCCAACCGCATTCTCAGATGCATCTGGAACAAACGAATTAGACAGAAGTGCTCAAGTCTTTAAGGACTTGTCGTTGTCGTTTGAGAAACATCCTATCACTGGTGACATTGCCAAGTTGAAAGATGTTGATGCAGTAAAGAGAAGTGTTCGCAATCTAGTTAATACCAACTTTGGTGAGAGACCTTTTCACCCAGAGATTGGTTCTGATATTCGTGCGACACTCTTTGAACCAGTGAGTGCGACTATCTCTACTATTATCGCAAGACAGGTAGAAGATGTAATCAATAACTTTGAGCCAAGGGTTGAACTTGCAAATGTAATTTGCACTGGTGATATTGATAACAATGGTTATGAAGTAACGGTTGAGTTTTATGTGGTAAACTCTCCCTCTGGATTACAAACGATAAATGCATTTTTAGAGAGACTAAGATAAGATGGCAACGAAACTACAAGCAACAGAGTTGGACTTTGAGGATATCAAATCCAATCTCAAAACATATCTAAAGAATCAGTCGGAGTTCTCCGACTATAACTTTGAAGGTTCTGGTTTGTCAACACTGGTTGACTTACTTGCATACAACACTCACTACCTAGCAATGAATGCCAACATGGCGGTGAACGAAGCATTTCTAGACACTGCAACTTTGCGTTCTTCTGTTGTCTCTCACGCAAAGACTCTAGGTTATACTCCTCGTTCTGCCAGAGCTCCTGTTGCTTATGTTGACATCACTATTAACGAGAATGCATCTTCTATCACTTCGGTAACTATGAACAAGGGAACCAAGTTCACCACTCAAGTGGATGGGACTTCTTATTCATTTGTAACCAATCAAGACTATACTGCAACTCCAATCAATGGAGTGCTTCGTCTTTCGAATGTTCCTATCTATGAAGGTTCGTTGGTTACTGCAAAGTATACAGTAGACGATAATAACCCAGACAAGAAATACATGGTGACAGATAATCGTGCAGACACTACAACCCTTAAAGTCTCTGTTCAGAATTCTTCAACCGATACTGAAACAACTGTTTACTCTCTTGCGACTGATATCTCACAAGTAACTCAGAACTCTAAAGTCTACTTCCTACAAGAATCAGATGATGGTAAGTTTGAAGTTTACTTTGGTGACAATGTTGTAGGAACAAAACCATCTGATGGTAACATCGTTATCTTAGAATATGTTGTAACCAATAAGACAAAGGCGAACAACGCAAAGTCTTTCAGTGGAACAACAGTTGGTGGTTACACTAACTTCACTATTGCAACTCTAGTTGCAGCAGTTGGTGGTGCAGAACCAGAAACTATTCAGTCAATTAAATACAATGCACCTTTGGATTATTCATCACAAGGTCGTGCGGTCACCGCCGATGATTATAAACTTCTTGTTCCAAAAGTGTATGGAGATGCAAAGTCTGTTCAAGTGTGGGGCGGTGAAGATAATGACCCACCAATCTATGGACAGGTTTATATCGCAATGCAGACAAACTCTGGTGTCAACCTAACTCAGGCTCAGAAGGATACGATTGCTCGTTCACTTGACCGATATAACATTGCATCTGTTCGTCCTATCTTTGTTGACCCTGTTATTACAAAACTCAGATTGGATGTAGAATTCAAATACGATTCTAATTCTACAACTAAGACTGCTGGTGAATTGCAGACATTGGTTCGCAATGCAATCGCAAACTATAATGAAAGTGACTTAGGTAAGTTTGACGGTATCTTTAGATTCTCAAAACTTTCTAAGTTGATTGACAATGCAGACCCTTCAATTCTTTCTAACATTACAACAGTTAGAATGGTTCGTTCTGTTCCACCGGCTCTTGGGCAAACACAGAAGTATGTTATTAAGTTTAATAACGGATTGTTCTATCCACTAACTGCATTCTCTAATACCACTAGACCTATCTCACACCCAACTGGTGTTGAGGTTCTACAGTCTACAGGATTCAAGATTGCTGGTAACGACAACATGATGTATGCAGAAGATACTGGTAACGGTTTCATGAGAATGTATTATCTTGTTGGTGGAACAACTAAGAACTATGTGGACACAAACATCGGAACAGTAAACTACAACACTGGTGAGATTGTTATCACATCAATGAATGTGACTGAAACTGAGAATGAAGATGGAACGGTTGACTTGATTACTAAATCAGATTCAAATGATATTGTTGCAGTTCGTGACCAGATTGTTCAGATTGATTTGACTAATACTACTGTTACTGGAATCAATGACACAATTACTTCTGGTGGTTCATCTGCTGGAACTAACTACACAACCAAATCATCTTACTAAGGTAACGGTTAATGGTAGACACATTAAAAAATAAGGTCTCCCCACATATTCAGAGTCAACTGCCTGAATTTGTGCAATCAGACCATCCCTTATTCTCACTCTTCCTCAAGTATTACTATGAGTTTCTTGAGGCTGGTGAGTTGGTGTTGTCTGGTTCTAATGATTATGTTATTGACGAATCTCTTACACAGAATTATATCTTAGATGAGAATGGTGATAACATTGTTCTTGAATCATCTGCTGGTAAGTTTATTGCTGGTGAGACTATCGTTGGTGCAACCTCTGGTTTCTCTGCAAAGGTTCTCGTAGATGACTTTGATGATAACAATCGTCTGTTCATTGCATCTCAACAGAAGTTCATCGTTGGCGAATCTGTTGTAGGACAAACCTCTGGTGCATCTGCTCCAGTTGTTTCGTATCGTGCAAACCCTGTTCAAACAATTCAACAACTTCTTGCATACGCAGATGTTGATAACACAGTCTATGCATTCTTAGATAAGTTTAGAGATTCCTTTATGGAGTCTCTTCCTAATACCCTCGCTGATGGTATTGCAAAAAGAAAACTTATTAAGAACATCAAGGACATGTATGCCGCAAAGGGAACGGAAGATGGACACAAGTTGTTCTTCCGAATCCTCTTTGATGAAGAGGCAACAATCATTTATCCTCGTGACAGTATGTTGCGAGTCTCTGATGGTCAATGGTCAACAGACAGAGTTATTCGTATCACTGAAACTGGAACCTCTGACTTTAACAATGCAGTCGGACAATTGGTTACTGGACAGGACTCTGGTGCGACTGCTCGTATTGTTACTGTTATTAAATTCAGAGAAGGTTCAACCACAATTGCAGAACTCAACCTTGACTCTGCTTCGGTAAGTGGTGAGTTCACTTCGGGTGAAGTTGTTACCACAACAGATACAACCCTCGACTTAGAAATCTCTGGTATTGCAAAGAGTATTGTTACTGGTGCAACCGTAGATGTTGGTGGTGCATATTACTCATTCAACAAACCAGTATATGTTACAGAGGGTGGTGGTGATGCATCGACTGCTCGTGTAGAGGCTTCTGGTTCTGGTTCTATTGATGAGATTATGATTGAGGACGGTGGTAGTGGTTACTCCATCGGAGACAATCTTGTATTTGATATCACGGACACAGAAGGTAAAGATGTTCGTGCAAAAGTTTCAGTGGTTGGTGGTTCATTCTTATTGGAACCATTTACTGCACCAGACCACTTCCTTACAGAAGACGGTAATAATCTAGTATATGAAGATAGTAACTATATCAACCAAGAAGAATCGGTTGGTGAACTAGACCATCTCTTGTTGGAGAATGGTGATACCATTATCTTGGAAGAAGAGACATTCAACGACTTGGGTGTGTCACAAGAAATTGGTGAGATTACTAAGATTAAGATGGTGAACAAGGGTAATGGTTTCGTATCACTACCAACAGTCACCATGTCAGAATCTTCTTTGGGTTCTGGTGCAAGTCTATTCGCTGCATCCACCCAATCACCAATGGTTGGTGCAATCAATGGTATCTCTATTACCAACTTCGGTTTGGATTACTCAAGTGTTCCAACACTTACTCTTAACAGAAACCTTCTGGTTAAGAATGTCAGTGGTGCATTAACAGCTGGTGATGAACTAACTTCTCACAACGGAACGGTTGTTGGATTTAATGCAGACACTCAGATTCTAGAAATTAAATCATCGGTTACATTTAATGCTGGTGATGTTATTACAACAATTACTGGTGCAACTGCAACAGTCTATCAGTCAGACTATGGACAAGCAACTGCACAGATTGGAACCATCGGAACAACGGTAGGTAACTTTATCTCAGATAGAGGTAAGGTGTCTGCTGATGCAATGCGTATCCAAGACTCTTATTATTATCAAGACTATTCTTATGTTGTTCGTATCGGACAGTCTATCAATGAGTGGAGAGAATCGGTTCGTAGGTCTGTTCACCCATCTGGTTGGAATGTCTTCGGTGAGGTTTCTTTTGCGTCTCAAGTAAACGCATCTATTCAAGTTCCTGCTGCTGGTTCGGTTCGTGGATTCACTGGTGACACTGAAACATACTCACCAGAACTTGCATCTACATTCACCAACCTATTCACTACCATCTTCGGTAGACGATTGGGAACGGTTACTGATTCTACACAAAGAGTCAACGCTGGAGTTGGTGTTGCAGAACCAAGTGAGTTGTCTGCTGGTGAAAGAGATGTTACACTTGTTTCATCTGTCACTGCACGAATGGATATTGGTAGAGGTAACACCTCATTCAAACTTGGCCCTACTTTGGAGAACTTTGCACAATATGCTCTTGCGGTTCATCCAACCACAACATCTGAGTTTATTGCAAACTACCCAGACCCAGCAACCAGAAGAGGAACTGCTGGTAATAACTTCTCTCGTGACCAATATACGATTGCACAGTTTGGTGGATACACAATCAACTCTGTTTCGGATTACCAATTCCTCAGAACTGAGAAAGAACAGAACGCTGGTGATGGTGGTGACTACTTACTATTGGAAGATGGTGGTAGATTACAGGGTGAAGAGCTTCATATCCCAGAATCAGCATACACAACACGAATCGGTGTGATGCCACCTTCTGAGATTATTATTACTACAGATGGTAGTCTCGCTATCAATGCGTTCGATAACAACTTCACTTCGTTCGATGATGGTGTAACTACATTTGATGAGGGTGACCCAGGCACTAGAGATACAGTCGGTAGACATGCAACCTCTTTTGACCAAGGTGGAACCTATGGTATTAACTTTGACCAAGACTCAACCACCTTTGATAATGGGGGTGGGCCAGTTGTAGTAACATTGGACGGTATGGCGAATTCATTTGATGAAAGTTCAAATACCTTTGACGAAACATTATAAATAACATTATAAAACATTTAGGGGAAATTAAATGGCATATCAATCAATCGGGCGTGGCACTTCTGCGAATGACGGAACAGGTGATGACCTTCGCACAGGTGCTGGAAAAGTCAACGCAAACTTCGTAGAAGTCTACACTTATTTGGGTGATGGGTCTTCTCTATCGTCTGATGCAGTCGTTACTGAAACTGCAACTCAGACTCTAACAAACAAAACAATCACAGGAACTTTCACAGGTAATGTTACAGGTGATGTAACTGGTGACCTCACTGGAGATGTGACAGGTAATGTTACAGGAAATGTAACTGGTAATGTTACAGGAGATGTCACTGGAGACTTAACTGGTAATGTTACAGGTAACCTAACTGGAGACATCACTGGTGATATTACTGGTAATGTTACAGGTAATGTAACTGGAGATGTAACAGGAAACCTAACTGGAGATGTTACAGGAGATGTAACAGGAAACCTAACTGGAGATGTTAC